GTGCTTAATACTGCCATAATTTTTTTGTTGTTATGTTGTGTTCTATTATTTGAATATAAATAGAATTAAGTTTTAAATTAACCTTTCTTAGTTCTCAACTATTTATTGTTGTATCAGCGTTTAAGTCTAATGTAATTATGAAGAAGATTAAGAGTTCAAAATGTAAAACATGTAATACTGTTTTTACTAACAAATATAACAATCCCGGAACCTATTGTGGCTATGCCTGTAAAAACAGGGATCCGGAATTACTAAGTAAGTCCAACCTTAAACGTAAGCAGACATGGGATGTCTTAGGTGGCCACCCTTTAAACAGTCCTATTATAAAGGCTAAGAAGAAAGCTACTATGTTGGAACGTTACAACGTTGCTCATGCCCTTCAATCTAAAGAGATCTACAGTAAGATGTCTAGTACCAAGTTTAAACGTTACGGGGATTCTTCTTTTAACAATTCTCCTAAAGGAGATAGTACTAGGTTTATTTTATACGGGTCTTCTTTTGTTAAGGTTTCTACTTTCTTAGATAAACATATTGAACTTTACTCTAGTTGGGATGAAGAGGAGGTTAATCCTTCTAACGGTTCTTCTGAAGTTGCTAACTTTATTAGGTCTATAGTTCCGAATATCTCTTTGATTGAAAAAGATACATCTCTTTTAAACGGAGGTGAGTTGGATATTTTTCTTCCTGACTTTAACTTAGCTATTGAATTTGTAGATAACTATTCTCAAATTAACTCATCTAGGGAAAGTTCTTTTCATGTGAAGAAAACTAAAGCTTGTTCTTGGAGGGGTGTTGAGTTGATTCACATTACTGAGTATGATTGGATTAATCGTGTCGATATTGTAAAGTCTATTCTTAGATGTAAACTTGGCAGAGGTTTAACTAATCTAGACATATCTAAATGTTCTGTTATGGAGATTCCTTCTAAGGTTAAAAAAGGTTTTATGCAAACTAACCATATTCAAGGTAATTGTAGAAGTGGGATAAACTTAGGTCTTTTCTACGGTGAAATACTTGTTGGGGTGATGCTTCTAAATAGGTCTAAGTTTGGTGAGGTTGGTCAGTTTGAAATTTTAAGGTTCTCTCTTTTAAAAGACTACTCAGTTGAGGGAGGTTTTTCTAAAATGGTAGAGTTCTTTAAAGCTCAATACGTACCTACCTTATTAATCTCGTATATAAACAGGAATTACAGTTCAGGGAGTATGTACAGTAGTTCGGGGTTTATCTTTACGGGATTCACAAAGCCGGACTACTCCTATATTAAAGGCTCTCATTCTTACCCTAAGCAAATGTTTAGTAAACGTATCTTAAATTCTATTCTCCCTCTTTTTAATAAGGATTTAACGGAAAAGGAAAATATGGAGATTAATGGGTTTGTTAGGGTTTTTAATACAGGTAGTTTAATTTTTACACTTCCGACGTAAACAAAAAGAAAGAGACCGTTAAGTCTCTTCCTGTATTCTTTAAATTTGAATCTTATACTATGCTCCGAAAGATGCTCCTGTTGGTTCGATTGTGAAATCTAACGTGATGAATTCTGCTGTCTTTGTTGGCTGGATAAAGATTTGTCCAACTAATTGGTTTCTATCTACGATATCTGCTGTATTGTTGCTGTCGTCCATTACAACTCTAAAAGTATATAGTCCTTGTTTCTGTACGATTAATTCCATATACGGGTTAACCTTAGATAAAAATCTATTTCTTGTAGCGATTGTGTTTTGTTCAAAAACAAGTCCTCTTGCTTGAAGTCCGATGAATCCTTTAAGTTCAATTAATAAACGTCTTACATTTACTCTATCTAATGCTGATGCTTTAGCTTGTAATGTTTTTTGTCCGAATACCGATATTCCTTGTCCTGGAAAAGATGCAATTGGATTTATTTTTCCAATATATAAAGTATCTCTTTGAGTTCTTGTTAAGCTTCTTTCTGCTCTTGCTACTCCTGTAATTCCACCTCTAACTAATCCTGCTGGTGCAAACCATGGTGCTGATGTGTTATCGTTAAATGCATATACTCCTGGTATAACTGTTGAAGCTGGTACCCATTTGTTGTTACCTGTTGCAGATGTCATTGATAACCATGGCCAATATGTTGCTGCATATGATGAATTAACTGCTGCTCCAGCTGCTGCTGCTACTGCTACTGTTTTACCGTGTGTGTTTAAATCTACAATTGCGATACAGTCTCCTCTACCTTCTGCTAGACTAATTAATCTATCTACCTCCGGTATGTGTGCTGGAAATTCTCTAACTAATCCTGGTGCTGATATAACCTTAAAGTTATATTCTTCTTTGTTGGTCAAAAGGTTAAGTACGTCTGTATAGTGTCCTGCTTCCAATCCTTGTGTGTTTGTCTCTACTATATGCTCGTTAAAAAGAGCTCCTGTTATTACAGTTCCTGTTGCTCCTGCGAATACTCCGTTTCCTTCTACCGGAAGTGATGAAGAATATGAAGTTCCGTTGGCATCATCGTTGATAGCTACTCCATCGTTTGCTAAGTAGTTCGGAGTCTTTGAGTCTATTGCAGATATTCTAATATAGTTAGATTTGTTTGGATAATCTCCCTCTACTTCGATATAGTTTTCCGATACGTTTAATGTACGTTTCTGGTTTCCTATTACTTTTTCAATATAATTACTCGCTAAAGGGTCTAGAGATATCCCAGTAAAAGATTCTAATACGATTCTAGAATTAGTACTATCGTCTCCTCTTCTCACAGTAAGTGTAAAGGTTCCTAAGTGTTGATTTTTGTTTGAAATTTCCCATCTTAAGTTATCCACTGTTCCATCAGGTCTTGTTCCGTCAGGGTTAGCTGATCCGGTCATATTAAGCAGTTCACCTTTTCCTAGTGTTTCTATTGTGAATCCGTCTGAAACTGCTCCACTATTTAGAATGTCTACCGATGCTGCAGTGTAGGCCTCTCCTACTACTCTTGTAACTAGCATAGATTCTCCACCTTGTTCAAAGTAGTTCTTTACTGCTAGAGATGTTAAAAATTCTTCTGTGTTTGTTCCGTGTTGGAATGTTGTTCCAAATACTGCTTCGTATTTTGCATACGATGTAACTACAGTTGGATCCTCTACTGGTCCTTTTACTGTTGGTCCTACAATAGCCGCTCCTGCTGGTGCTGCTGCTGGTTGGATGAAAGACTTATCGATCTCTCTTGAAAATACTCCTGCGGAGCTTGTTGCTTCTGCCATGTTCTGTTTAGGTTTGTTTAATGTCTTTATTATTTATTTGAATTCTCACTCTATGTCTGTTTAACGTAGTGAGGACTCTTCGTGGTATAAATAGCAAGAGAGGACGTGAAAAAGTCCTCTCTTGTTTTATCTATAAGTTTAGCTTATTCCGCCGTAGGAGTGAATTCTCCTTTTTGTACGTCTATGCTTCCTATTCCGTATTTAGTTTCTAACTCCTTTACGAATTCTACTTCTTCTTCTTTAGATGTTGCTAAAAAGCTTTCTAACTCTTTTTGCTTGTTCTCTACATCAATTCTAACTAACGCTAAATTACCTAACTCCATTTGAACATTACTTCTGCTTTTTTGGAATTCTGCTATTTTCGTTGTTTCTTCTTCCTGTAACTTAATACTAGTTGATTCTTCCTTCTTTGCCATTTTACTCTGTTTTTATTTATTAATAAATGTAATACAGAGTAAAGATACGAACTTTACTTTAAAGGTCCAACTGTTTTGGAAAATCTTTTTGAAGTTATTATTCTGCTGAGTCCGCTATTGTAAGTGTTATGCTTGTTGGAGTAACTAATGCAGCTAGCTGTGTTGCTATGTTTGCTTCTAAGTCTGCTACTTCTTCTTCTCCCATTGCTGCTTTTGTCCAAGCAACTACACCTTCATGTGTTACTTCTGCAAATGGAATAAAATTAACTATCTCACTTGTTTCTAAAGCCTGTGTTCCAATACTTGTTACTGTGTACGGGTTTTCATCTGAGTTTAACTCTTCTGATACTCCTGTAACTCTCCAATGTACTGTGTGTACTACTTCTGCGTTGTCATCTTGACTTACTAACGCTTCGACTGTCTTGCAATCCCAATTGTAATTTATCATGTTGTTTTGTTTTTACTGTTTAAATTATTTGCTAATATACTTAATTAATTAATACTCTGCTGTATTTACGCTAGCCTAACACTAATACTGTTTCCGTTTCCGAAGCTAAATGTAGCTGTACCACTTCTACT